TTAGCTGCAGTCTCGTGGGCTCGGAGATGTGTATAAGAGACAGTAATAATACCGTCAACATATCAAGCGGTGGCGCGGGCGATCTATCGGAATACGACCGCGAGTTACTGAAGGTAAGCGCGCGCCTTGATATGCGACGAAAAAACGCGTTGCTTTCCTATGCGTATGAGTTGGAAAAATCTATAAAAACGGAGGATTGTTAAAAATGAAATGGTTTTACTCTTTGAAAAAGTCGTTGCGCATTGTGATCGCGGTTTGCGCGTGGTTGCCGCTCGTTATCTTTGCCGCCGCCATAAGTGGCGCGATCGGCGCGGACGGCGAAGGTATGCAACCGTGGCAAGCCGTTGTTGCCCTGCTATTGCTTGCCGTTGGCGTGTTCTTTACCGTGTTTGCGGTCATTGCGAGCAAGCGAGAAAAGGCGGCAAAACCGTCCGAAAGCCCCGCACCGACGCGCCCGCAACCGACATACACCGCCGCCCCGACGGCTGTTACGGCGCGCGTTGCGCGCCCTGTCGTTCGGTACAATAATACCCCCGCGTTTTCCTGTAAGTTGATAAAAAACGGCAATGCGGAAATGCAAGACAATATCTCGTGTTGCAACGATGGCGACGAAGTGATTGCTGATTACGACCCCGACGCGGATTTATACGTTTGCTCGCACGATGTCGGCGACATCGGATACTTCCCCGAAAAATTCGGCGACCAATTGACGGAGCAATGCCGCATTAAAATAACCGATATTGCGGAAAACGAAAACGGCAAATATTCCGTCGAGGTTGCCGTCTATATGCAAGCCGACGGCGGCGTATCCCTGCCCGCGTTTACAAAGATTGTCGGAGTATCTTTCGGCGATCGGCAAGCGTACATAAAGGAAAGCCGCGAGGGCGACCCGCTTATTGTCAAGCACGCTCCGACGAACGAATACCCGAACGCCGCGGCGGTTATAAATGCCCGCACGGGGCAAATGCTCGGACATATCAACAAAGATTTTGCCGCGTCCTTACTGTCGGCGTTTGGCAACGGTTTCGCGCTTGAAGGCGTTATCAAAGACATCACGGGCGGCACCCCCGACGCGCCTCACCTCGGTTGCAACATCGAAATAACGCGTTGCAAGTAAATATCAAGTCAATAAAGGGCTACCGCATTTTGCGATAGCCCTTTATTTTACTTAAAATGTTTTTTCGCCGAGCGCACTCGCCCACGCCTCAAACCATATCGAATTATAAGGCGGCAACGCCGCCCCGCGGCGGGCTTTGTATTCACGCCACCAATACCGAACGGCGGACGGTATGCTTATCACGAACGGCATAAACACGCCGAGCATAATGTTTTGCAACCCGTGTCCGCTTTCGTGCTGTTTCATAGAAAGCGAGGCGTTGCGGTTTACCACAAACACGCCGCCGAGGCTAAAACCGCCCCACCCTGCGCCGACCTCGAAATATACAAGGCAATGAAAGCGGTGCGGGCGATGTCCCGTAACAAGGAGCGCAAGCGCGACGATCAAGCCCGCCGCCGTTATGAGTATGCCCCAAGTACAAGACGCGAGCCAAAAGCCTATACCTTTAAGCACTCGCATTTGTTACCTCCGACGGCTTGTTTTTCAAGTCGTAAATCGCCGCCTCGATCTGCGTTGTAATCCATTCGTCAAGGTCGCCGAAGTTGGATTGTATGTACTTTTGCACGTCGCCCGACAACTGCGCCTTCGTCGTTTCCAACGCGGCGGCGAGGGCGTTTTTCTGCGCGTCCTCCGTCCAAAAGTCCGTACCTTTGATATTTTCCACATACGTTTGGTATGTCTGTTTTACGGCACTTGCAACTACCGTTACGGCGGAGTTGAGATACCCTTTAAGTTTGGTATCCTTTACCTTCGTGTTGATGTAGGTTGTGATCTTCGACACGACCCACGACGCAAGCGCGGTTACAATCGCGCTTATGACCGTAATTACGATCTCTTGCCAATTCATATTACACCTCCGTTTTATTGTTTTCGTTCGATACCGTCAATCCTATGGTGCGCGGATTTGACGCTTGCCTCCAACGCGGCGATCTTCGGCGGGATTGTGGCGAGGTCTGCGTCCTCGACAATTTGCTCAATACGCGACAAGCGGATATTTTGCCCGTCAAGTTTCGTCGTGATTTGGTGATTGCCTTGCAAAAGACTTTCGTTTTGCAATTTAATCGTTTCGAGGCTCGCGTTTATGCGCGCCTCCTTTGCTCCGTCGTCGCGCTGTTTCTGCTTGCGCGAGGCTACAAACGCGACAATGCTTGTTATGCCCGATATGCCGCCGACAATGGATACAACAAGCGCGATTACTTCCGCCGTCATTGTGTGCCGTCCTCCAAAAATAATTTATCGTACAACGCGTCCATATTTACCGTCGTTCGGTATGCGTTGCAATGCTTTATGTGTCCTTTCCACGATATATACGATGTCCGTATGTCCCCGATCGTCATTTTCCCTTCGTCGAGCCACCGTTTGAACGTCCTCAATTTGTGCCGCATTTTCGTTATGCCTTTCCGCGCGGGCTTGATTATCACCCCGCCCGTATCGGTCAAAATAAAATGCCGCTTTAAGAAGTTCAATCCGCGGGAAAGTTTGACGATCTGCGTCTTTTTGGCGTTGAGTTTGATGCCCAACTCGGCGCAAATGCGTCGTATTTCCTGCAAACATTTTTGCAAATGTTCTTTGCTGTCGTGGATAAGGTATCCGTCGTCCATATATCGCCCGTAATGCTTTATGCGCAAAACTTCCTTGATGTAATGGTCGAGTCTGTTCGGGTACATCAACGCGGACACTTGCAAGATTTGACTACCCAAACCAAGCCCAACCTCGCCGAAGTCGTCAATAAACCCATTTACAAGCCGCGCAATCCGCGTATCGGTAAACGCCTTATCGACTATCTCTTTTAACGGCTCGTGTTGGATATTATCGAAGTATCGTGAAAAATCGAATACCAACGCATAGCCGTTTGTGCCGTGTTTTCGGAAATGTCTTTGCAAGTGGCACACGAGCCGCCGCACCGCAAAATCAATCCCTTTGTGTTCTATACACGCGCCGTTGTCGTATATAAAAGATTTGCCGAACATCGGCACGAGCGCATTGTCGCAAAGACAACGTTGCACGACCCTTTCGGATATATGCACGCTCTTTATGTGCCGAGGTTTTCCGCGTTCCACAACGTCAAACTCGTAAAAACCGCGGCTTTTGTATGTTCCGTTTTGCAAGGAGCGGAGCGTGTCGTTTATGTTTTGCAAGGCGTTCGCTTTATAGCGTTGTGTGCTTGCTTTCCACCCGACACCTCGGCAACACTTTTTGAAGGCGCAATAAAGGTTGTCAAACGTAAATACTTTGTCAAAGTCGCCGTATTGTTCGTTTCTCTCCCGCTTGCGCCGCAAGCGTTCCTCTTTTCTGCGTTGATAACGCGCCTCGTGCCGTTCCTTGCTATTCATTTCGATATGATACCCCGTACAATCTTATTATCGTTGTGGCGTTCGGATTGCCCGTAGTACCGACCATTAAACCGCCATACCACAATAGACGGCAATGCAAGTAGCGTCCGATCGACTACATCGGGGTATTTATTTATCCTTGCGGAAAGGTTGCGCACCCCTTTTGCAAAGGCATTGATTTCGCCCGCGCGGGGTTACTTTGTCGAGCCTATATCTAATGCAAAAGCCGAAGGACACGCCGTTCGAATTGCTCGCGTTGTTGTTGTTGACATCACCCGACGAGTTGACGTACCAAAAGGCGGTACTGTTACCCAAGTTCGGCGAGCGCAACCACCAATTGTTAGCAGAGCCGCCGCGACGATACTTTGCGGCGCGCAACCTATTCAAGCAAGGTTTTATAACGTTCCTTGTCCTTATTCTTTAACGCCGCAAGCAACTTTGCCTCCGTCGTTATAAGGTCAATCCACGTTTGCCAAACCTTGCCGTTTATCGGTTTGTTGCTGTCGGTGTTGCGCACAAATTCGCGGGCAATATCCAATTGCGATATAAGGCATTGCAACTCGCAATTTGCGATAATAAGGTAGTTCCTGCGCAATTGCACCTCGGCGGCGTTCGTCGGATAAACGCTATTTGCCGCCTTGACATTGTTATATACCGCTTTTGCGAGCGCAACAATATCTTTCGTTATCAAAAACATAAACCGCTTTGGAAATCTTGCACATTGTTTTATCGTGTATATTTCTAACTCGCGGGCGGTTTCGATAAACTGCATTGCGCTTTCGCCGCGCTTTGATTTTAACACCGACATTTTTTGTTACTCTTTCGGCTCTTCCGCCGCCGCGTCCTCTTGCTTGATTGCCGCCCACATTTCCTCGTTTTCAACTTCGACGTTTTCAAAGTCGATCGTCGGGCTTGCACCCTCTCCGAGGTAAATGTCGTCGCACGTTTTGATGTTACGCGCATACCACCCCGCGGGTGAGCCGTCGGGCTTGAAAACGTAATGCGCCGCGTTCCCTTTGACGTGTATGCGCCCGTTTTCCGTGTACACCACCCCGTCAAGCGCGGTGGCAACCAACCCGTCGCCAAGCGCGCGTGGCGCAAGCGGAATATCCTTAAATCCGTATGTCATAGTTGACCTCCTGTTGTTGTGGGCTTTTCCGCGCCCATACAAGGGCGCGGATTACCCGATATTTTGATTAAACGCAAAAGCCGAAGGACACGCCGTACGAAAAGCTCGCGGAGTCGCCGACGACATCACCCGACGAGGAGACGCACCAAAAGCTGGCACTGAAACCCAAGAACGGCGAGCGCAACCACCACGTGTAAGCAGAGCCGCCACCGTTGGAAAGTTTTTTGACGAGTGCGGGGCAAGCCTTGTAAATATCCGCGTCCCCGACGGTGTTTTTGAAGTATTCGTACTGCGTCCCCTCTTGTTCATACGTTGCCGCATTGTTTTTGATTAATGTGTCCGTGGTTTCAAGCCCCGTTTTTGAGGCTAATTCGGCAAGCGCAAACAAAAACAACTTGTCCGCCGATGTTGTGATCGTCGTACTCGGCGACCCTGCCGTTGCCTTTTTGTTGACTTGCTTTATCACATTGCGCAAGTCTGCGGGCAACTGCGACAAAAGCGTCGTCATTGTGGACGTGCGCATTGCGCTATCGTCCCACCCGCCCGCGTTGGTGCTTGACGAGTTCATTTTGTAGGTGGTCGCAAGAAGGTTTTTCATTCCGATCGTCATACCTGCTTTACCGCCGCCCGTGAGGTCGTCGTGGTTAAAACCGAGAATAACAAGCGTAACCTTTTCGCCTGTCGTTAATTCGATCGTCTTTTCCTCGCCAACTCCAAAATATGCCGCCGCCGGCAACCCCGACTCCGAAATTGCCGCAATATCTGCCCAGCTCGCCTTTTCGAAGTTGAAAGACGTTGTAACGAAAACGGGCAATGTTTTCCACGGGGTCGAGCCGTCGCCGATCTTTGTAATTTTGTTTGTCGTGTCGTAACCAAACTCGCCCGCGGCGAGGACGGGGTTTTTGCTTTCCCACGTCGCCGCCGTCGCTTGACGATGTTTGATCGTTGCCGTTATGGTCTTGTTTGCCATTTTAACCTCCTTAATTAAACTCCGCCGCCGTTTATAATGATTGTATCCGTATAGCGCATAAGATCGTCGCTATCGGTAAGCCCCGTTGAAGTCTTTACGATTTCCGACTTTGCCGCCTTCGCGTCAAGAGCGGTTTTCACACCGCCCGACGTTACGGGGTTGCTACTGTTTGCCGTCGGCGTGGTGTCGAACGTGAGCGCACTCTGCTTTGCGTTCCACGCCGCCTTTTCGGTGTCGGTTACAACGCGGTGCGTTGCGTCCTGCGCCGCGTCCGCAAGGTTGCCCGACTTTGCAATCGCGGCGAGGTCTGCGTCGTTCGCTTTCGCGTCGAGCGCGGTTTTGATACCGCTCGATTTTACGGGGTTGTTACTGCCCGCCGCGGGCGCGTCGTCAAACGTGAGTGCACTCTGTTTTGCGTTCCACGCCGCCTTTTCGGTGTCGGTTACAACGCGGTGTGTTGCGTCCTCGGTTGCGTCGGAAAGTTTGCCCGACTTTGCGATCGGCGCAAGTTCCGACTCTTCGACGTATGCGCTCAAATCAATAGAGCCGCCGAGCGCGTCCCATTCCGCGCCGTTCCACGCAAAGTTTGTCCCCGCGGGATAGTCGCCGTATGCCGCCACCACGTTGTACACGTCGCCGACATCGTGCGTTGTCGGAAGGTCGTTGTATGTAGCAACCGAGCCTTTATAGCGGTAAATCTGCGACGTTTTTTGATTGACGTAACTTTCGGTCGCAAACTTGTCCGTACCGTTTTCCCCGTCGTTCGTCAAGTCGCTTGTTTTGGTGGGGATTTCCTTTTCCGCCGCCGCGTTCCACGCCGCCTTTTCTTCGTCGGTTACAACGCGGTGCGTTGCGTCCTCGGTTGCGTCGGAAAGTTTGCCCGACTTTGCGATCGCGGCGAGGTCTGCGTCGTCTGCCTTTTCGTCAAGAGCGGTCTTTACACCGCTCGACTTGACGGGATTTGCGCTCCCCGCCGTGGGCGCGTCGTCGAACGTGAGCGCGTCCTGCTTTGCGTTCCACGCCGCCTTTTCCGCGTCCGTAACGGTACGGTGCGTCGCGTCCTGTTCAAGGTCGGCAAGTTCGTCCGTTGTCGCGTATGGTAAATCGTTCCACGGCGTAGAGCCGTCGCCAATCTTAAATTTACGACGACCGTCCGCCGTTTCTTCAACACAAAACTCGCGGTTTTTCGGAGTCGGGTTTACACTCTCCCACGCCGCCGTTGTGCCACCTCTCGCAAGAATTGTTACAATTTTTTCTTTGTCTGCCATTAAGGTTGACCTCCGTTTATTATTTTAATATTTTCAATATCGCTCACACGCGCCGTTAAATCTTGCAATACGGACGGATATTTTTCCGTAATTGTTTCGTCCGCCTCGATTGCCCGCGATAATGTAACATTGATAATTTCCGTTTGCCACACAACACAATCCCCACTATCCTCCTTCTCAAATTGCAATTGCATTTCAAACGCGGGGTGTGATGTCGTTTTACGGCGTAAACGGTATATAAGACGCAATTTTGTTTCCGTTATTTCGACTGTAATTTTTCCGTCTTTGTCAATGTAGCCGTCCTTTTCATTCTGTATCTTGACATACGGCGTAAACTCCGATAAATCAACACCTTCAGAAGTAATACGATCTACGCAAAAAACAATCTCGTCCACAAGATTATTATTTTTTACGCCGATGTGGAGATATTTTATCGGGCAAGCCGTCCCGTTAAAACATATTTCCATATCAAACGCCGCCTCCTTCAATGGTGATCGTGTCCGTGGTTTCAATCACGTTATCAACTTCGTAAATCGCAAGAGCCTCTCCGTTTCTTTTTACGGTTGTGCCGCCGCGCGCAATTGCTTGCGCAAGTTCTTCGATTTCCGCCGTCATTTGTTCGTGTTCTTGCTGTACCGTTTCTGCCGTTGCGTCGGCTGTGTTTTTTGCTATATTCGCGGTAGACACCGCCGCGTCCGCTTTACCGTCCGCCGTTTCTGCCGTTTCTGCCGCCTCGTTCGCCGTATCGACCGCCAATTGCGCTTTGGTTTCCGCGCTTTGCGCCGTGTCGAGTGCGGACTGCGCCGCCGAGAGCGCGGATACAACTGTTTGATTTATTTTCGCGTAATCTTCAACCGCCGATATTACTTTTTGCAAATTTGTAATCGAGCCGCCCGATATTGCAAATGAATAAATCGGAAGTTCATATACTTTATTAACCGTTTCCGACTCTGCGCTGTAAATATCGTCTTTGACAAGCGGTATAGCGTCAAGGCTTGTCCCCACATACGCGACAAACGAGCAATTTTCCTCATCGGACGGGTGATATGTTTCAATACGCGCAACGACATATCCGACATAACCGTTTGTCATTTGCGGCGTTACTGTTTCCGCCGCCGTTACCTCGTTCATACGTCCTTGCACGACAAACGCGCCCGTACCAATTCGGATTGACTGCCCGACGATTGTTGCGGAAAGTTCGTCGCCGTACCCCTTGTAATAGCCGTCCGCCTTGCTTTGGTCGATAAACCTTGATTTGACTTCGAGCGCATACAAATTTGCTTTGAAATTGAAAACGCCTTGATATGTTACGGGTTTTATCAATGTTGCCGCCCTCCTTAACCTTTAATGATCTCGGTTAAAAGAATTTTCTTAAAACCGAGTTTTATTTGCGTATTTTCACCGCTACCGTCAAGCGTCGTTATTTTCTCGCTTATCGGCAACGTTTTATATAACTTGCCGCCGTAATACAACTTTACTTTCGTATAAAGCGGATATTTTGAAAAGTCGATCGGGTCAATCGTAATGTTGTTGTCAATCACGATATTATCGACGTACCGCGCGTTGGCAAGTTCATACGCGGCGTTAAACTGTGCGTCGGCAAGATATTCCGACTCAAACCATTTTGTTTTGACGGGGTAAATGCGTCCCGAAATATTCCCTTCCGCGTCCGACTGCACAATGTTGTTATCTTTATCGCGGTAGTAATACTTCGTCGCAATCGTGGACGGGCGCGGTTTGTATTGCGGGATATATACGGGGTTTCCTTCGTCATCAACGACGGGGTTGCCCTCGTCGTCCACTTCCTGCACGTCTGTATAAATGATGTTTCCGTCTGCGTCCGTTTCGGGCGTTTCAACGTCGTATTTTATGGTTGCAACCGTCTTGTTTGTCGCCGACGATGTTGTCGTCAACTCGTGGATAAAGTCGCTTAAATCGACCGATAAAACGGTTGTGCATTTTACAAACGTGAAAATGATTTTGCCCGCCGCAATGTCGTACCGCGTTTCGATGTTGTACTCGTAATATTTGAGGTAGCCCTTCAAAAACGTATAGGCGTTGACGAGTTGATATGTTCCTTGCAAATCGCCGTAAACGTCCGTCGTGTCCGTGTTGTCCGTCGGGATAACTACCTCGACGGGAATTTTGCCGACCGCCGCGTCGGCGACATCGAACACCGCCGCTCGTACCTTCTCAAATATTGCCGATAACTTGCCGTCAAAACTGTTTTGCGGCGTGTAGTCAAGCAAAATTTCCGTATCCCACAAAGTTTTGAAGTCAAGCCCTTTGATCGTCCGCTTGTTGTATTCGGGCGTTACGGTATCGGCAAAGCACGCATATTTGTAATTGCCCGCGTCGTCGTTCACGACGGCGATCTTTGCGTCGTTCACGTCCTCGGCGCAAACGCCCTCGCCGCTGAAGGAGTCATTGTCGTAAACGCGGGTCGTCAAATCATACGTTGCGTTGTCAACGTTCGTGATGTGGTTTCGGTTTTCGTCGTATAACGCAATGTACACCGCGCGCCTCCTTTAATCGAATAAATACCGCTTGATCGCAATATCTATTTCGCCCGTGTCCTCGTCCTCCACATTCGAGGTGATGTAGTAATCGCCTTGCGGAAGGTATAAAAACGATTGCTTTGTTTTGTCCGTCAACCCGTATCCGTTGACCGTTTCGCCGTCCGTCGTAACGGTGATTTTTTTGTTTGTCGGCTCGATCACGATTACCGTGCCTTCGGTGTTGTTGGTCGAGAGCGATATTTCCCCGACGACGTTTTCGTCCGTATCCTCGATACGCAAATCAATGTTGTTTTTGATGTTGCCCGAAATGGTAATCGTGATCGGTGCGTCGATAAAAAACTTGTTGGATATGAGCCGCCGCTTTACAAACACTTGCCCCGCAAACCCAAACGGAAAACCGAGCGGGAAAGCCGTTGACTCTTCCGAGGTGTGCTTTAAGGAAAACGACTCCTCGACGCGTTCATACCAATACGTTTGACGTTCAAACGTGAAAGTTTCGACGAAAAGCCCTTCCTCGGATATTTCGCTTTTCGTGTTCGATTGCAACACCACGTCGCAAAACTTGTCCGTTACGCCGTCGTTGTACTCAAACAAAAACGCCGATGTGCCGCACTCCGCCAAGAATTGCAAAAGCCCCTTATAATTCGCGTAACCGTTCGTGCCGTCCGCATTGAAGTATATCTTCAACGTGATAGGCTCGAAAGACGGTGTAACGTTGACAAGGTGCTTGCCTTTTTCGCTTTCCTTATAGGATAACGAAAAAGCATTACCAAGCCCCGACGGCTCCGCCGCGAGCGCGGAGGTGCCGTTCAAATCAAATGATTTTGACTTGTCGTATGTATGCAAAATAAATTTCCGCATTTACATCGCCTCCGCAAGTTTTACGTTTATTTCCCGCACGAGCGCGTCAACGTCCACCTCCTCGGCGTAGTTCTGTATCGTAACCGTTACGTTTTGCGTCGTGTTGTTGGTGCTGTAATCGTTGTTTATGATGTCGCCCGACGTTCCGCCCGCGCCGATGTCGTCGTATATCGTGCCGCCGCCCGTTGTCGTTCCACCGTCGGGCGTTACGGGCGGTGTCGTGTCGATAATCGCGTTTACATCGTTCATATCGTCGATCGCGGTTGTATCAATGCGTAACTTGACCTCCGCAATGCGGTCGATGTGTACGCCGAGCCAACCGAGCGCGCCGTTTACACCGTCGATAAGTCCGTTTATAATTCCGATAACGGAATTAACCGCGTCCTCGATTGCGTCGACAACGATGTTGATTATACTTACAACGCCCGAAAAAATCTTTGATACGATGTTCCCGAACGTTTGAAAGAGCGGCGCAAGCCAACCGAGCAATTGTCCTATGACCTGTAAAGGCACTTGCAACGCCGACAATGCGACTTGTAACGGAATAAGCGCGACCTCGATTAACGGTTGCAACAATTGAAAAATCAAATTGAGCATATCGAAAAACGGCGATAATGCGTCAACAACCATATTTACAACGAGGGCGAGAATATTCCCGACCAACTGTATGATCGGCGACAATAGTCCGATAAGCGTATTAAGCGCGTTCATTATCACGTCGAGGACGGGTTGCAACGCCGTACCCAAAAGCCCGACGAGATTGTTTATGCTTTCACGGAAAGCCTCGCATTGTGTGTAAAGCACAAGCAAGATCGCCACGATCGCCGCAATTATCAAAATGATCGGGTGCGCCGCAAGCGCGGACAACCCCGCTTGAAGTTGAGGTATTGCCTGTATCAATCCCCCGACGGTCGTTACCAATTTGCCAATGCCGAGCGTAAGCGGCGCAAGCGCGGCAACAACTAAAAGTGCCTTTGCGGCAAATTCCTGTTGCTCCAACGTAAGCGAATTAAACCACTCTGCAAGGGCTTGTAAGCGCGGCACGAGCGAGTTGTTGATTACGTTTGCGAGGGACTGTAAAAGCGGTTGCAACGACGCTCCGATTTGCAAGCCGACGTATTGCAACGACTGTTTTAACAAATTGATCGTGTCGTCAAGCGTAGCAAGCGCGGATACTTGCTCGTCGGTAAGACTGCTCATACCCGCAAACTCTTCCTTAAACTTTGCGATTTCTTCCGTCCCTGCGTTAAGATACGGCAACATTTGGTTTGCAATGCGGTCGCCGAAAATTTCGTTTGCATACGCCGCTTGCAACGTTTCGTCCTCCATACCCGCGAGCGCGTTCATTACGCCGTCGAACATTTCCTCGTAGGAGTCAAACTGCGACATTTCAAGTCCAAGCGCGGAAAGAGCCTCCGTCGCCGCGCTTGTCTTGCCCGACGAAAGATCGAGCATTGCCGCGCGGACACGAATTAACGCGCGGTTAAAATATTCCACATCAACGCCGAGTTGCGACGCGACGTATTGCCACTCTTGTATGGTTTCCGCGGATACGCCAAAACGGTTTGACAAGTCGTCGATTTCCGCGCCCGTTGCCGCCGTGCTTACGCCGAGCGCGCCGAGTCCCGTTATAGCACCCGCCGCCGCGGCGGAAAACGGCGTTAATGCACGTCCCGCCGTCGATATTGCGTTACCGACCTCGGATACGTTTTTTGCGATAGCGTCAAACTTGATCTTGTTGATTTTGTCGAGTTGCTCTTCAAGTTGTTTTGCGCGCAATTCCGTTTGCGCCAACTCGGTTTGCACTTTTTTGTACGCCGTTGTATCCGCGTTACCGCTTTGCTCCAAAAATGCCAAACGCGCGCGCAAGGTTTCCGCGACTTTTGCGGTTTCGTCAATCGCCTGTTGGGCTACCTTTTGCGCGCGCTCGAAAGTGGCACTATCAAATTTGAGTTCCAAACTCTTTTGGAGTGCGTTCAATTCGGATTGCGACGACTTTGCCTCGGAGCGCAATTCCTGCATTTGCTTGTTAAATGTGGTTGCGTCTGCGGATATTTCAACCGTTAAGCCGCGTATGTTGCCCGCCATATTGTCCGCCTCCTTTTAAGAATTTGACCGCCTCCGCTTGCGAAATATCGCGCACCTCGACGTTTCGTTTTTTGTTCTTGTCCGCCGTCTTGCGTTTTAACGCCGCTTTGATGTTCGCAATGTCAAGAGCGTAAAGCAAAATACAAAGGTCGGTAAAATGCGTGTTGCGGATAAAACAATCTTGTATTTTATGCTCGACGCATTTTTGCATTAACGTAATGTACCTCGGCACAATCAAGTCGTTTTTGCGGTTGCGCGATTTCCTCGGATTGATTTTGTCGTACAACCGCAAAAGTTCTTGACTGTGCGCTATGAGTTTTTTGCCGTACCCGTACTCCCGTTCAAAACGACCTCAAAAACAAACTTGATCTTTTCGATAAGTTCGTTAAGGTATTCGCCGTCGGCGAGGTCGAAAAGTTGACAAAACGATTTGAAATCGGGTATGTCGCTCCCCTCCATAAAGCAATAAAGTGCTTTAAGGTTGGAAAGGATATATGCCTTGTTTTCGACCGTCCCCGCGGCTTTCATTCGCTCGATGTATGCAAAGAGCGTTTCGTTTTTTGCGTTGTGCGGGAAGTTCTGCTCCCACCGCTCCTCGGCAAACAACGACGTGTCAATTGCCACGCTGATGTTTTTCTTATTTACGGCGAGTTTGCCTTCCGCGTCAATCTGCTTTTCGACGACGGGCAACGTTGTTTTTATCATAGCCCGCCTCCCTTATTCCGCCGCGGGCATTTCGGGCAACACAACCTCGTCGCCGAACGTTGCAAAACCTTCGTCGGCGGGCGTTACGGTCATTTGCCAAACGATCACGTCCTGCCCCGTCTTTTCGTCCTTGTAAACCGTTCCGTCGGAATTTTTGAGCGGTACGCCCGCAATTTCAAGCGCGGTTTCAAACGACGACTCGTTGATGTCGTCCGTCGTTTGGTCGAACGACTCGGAAGGGCGCGTCGGCGACGTTACGCCGTAAAGCCACGTTTTGGCGATAGGCATACCGCCCTCCTCGTCAATGCCGCACGTTTCAAAATAGATCGCGTGCGACACGAGGCGTTGCTGTTTGATGTCCGCAAGCCCTTTTGCCGTCTTGATCTTGCGCCCCATTGCGATCTCGTAATCGTTGCTTACGTTATTTGTCCCCATTGTCCCCGTCTTGCCGCGCTCGTTGACAATCGAGCAAATACGGCGACCGTCGCCGTAAATGACTTTGGTTGCGGAGTCGGGTTCCAACGCCATTGAAATCGCCGTGCCGTATGCAACGGGGGTTGCGTAGCCGCCCTCGCCGTCGGGCAAAGCGTACTTGATGTTTTGCACGTTAAAACGGACAAGTGTTTTTTTATCCATTATTGTTTACCTCCATTGTCGAGTGTTTTTTTGATTGCCGCAAATATTTGCGGCTCTGTGCTGTCAAAGCAACGGCGGATAAAGCCGTAATGCGGGCTTTTTTCGCTGTACTCCAACACATTTGAAAGCGGCACGCCTTCCCGCGCCTCGCCCTTCGACCCGTCTTTCGTCTTGCGATGTACAACGCCTTTTGCAACGCGCGTATTGCCGACGTATCGGCGGTCTTTGTACTTCGTCTTGATTTTCCAAGAGCGCGCCATTTTGCCCGTGTCGATCGGCGTTGCGCTTTCAACTGCCGACTTGAACACTTCCGCCCCCGCTTGCACCGCCTCTTGCCGCGTATCAAACATTGCGCTTTGGTATTCCGTTAATATCTGCTCTAACGCGTCGGGCAATTCTTCAAGCGAAAAACGGCTCGTTGTAATCTTATCCGCCACGTTTCACCGCCTCCACATACAAAAACTCGACGTTTATGCCACGATACGGATTGTCGATGTCGTATATATCGCTCTCGCCGTTCGCAATGCAAAAATGCTTGTCGGACTTAAACTCCGCGATAATCCGCTTTATGCGGTTTTCCGCGTCCACAAACCGCGCGTCGGTCTTTTCGTATGCGTAATAATAATTTACATCGACGTAATAGCGGACAATTTGCGCGCGCCCGTCACCGTGCGCCCCGCCCTTGCTTGATACGACACGGTAAACAACATACTCGTCTTGATTGACTTTCACGGTCGAGCCGCTGATTTTATCAACCTCAACGCGGCGGATATGGTGGGATAAAATACCGTAAGGCAAAAGCACTTTATCCAATTTTGCTTGTACCGTCTGCCGTACACCCATTACCGCACCTCGTACTTCTTGACTTGAAATTCAAGCATTTTGTTTTGCTCGATGTAGTTGTCCGCCGCCGACGCAAGCCCGAACGTGTGCGCGTCGTCCGCTATGCCGTGTAAGTAAATGCGCACGTCTGACGTTATGAGCGCGTCATACACGCGCTTTACATACGGCATACGCACACGGGCGGGACGGATAACGCCGTCGGACTGCTGTTGTATCGCCGTTGCCCCGTAACTGCCGAGCCATTCGCAATAAAAGCAATCCGTCATTATCGGCGCGCCGTTCTCGTCCGTCCCGATCTGTGCTTGTATAGGTTTCCACGACGTGGTTGCGCCTTTCCCCGCCTCGTATTCCGTACATTGCACGGCAAATTTTATAAGCGTCCTTTTGCGTTTTACGCGCTGATCTGCCATACGCTACCTCCGCAATTGCGAGATAAGCGCAACGATCATACCGTCTTTTTTGATAAGTTTTTCGTCGTCGCCCTTGTCCCGATAGTCCGCCCAAATGGATTTGACGGCATAGGCGCGTTGCGTTGTCAACCTTTCGTTTGGCACGCCGCTTTCGAGCATAAATTCCGCCGCCTCGTCGATGTAACCTTGCACCTCTTGTTTTTTGTGCGGGTCGCTGTCAAGATAGCCCAACTTGAAAAGTATTTTATCAACCTCTTGCATTGATAACCTCCGATCGTTTACCGATTATGTATCGCCACTTCGGCGACCCGCACGCAAAACTTGTTGTTACTGTCCGTCGTCGGTGCTTGCCGCCGCCTTCTGCACGCTTGCAAAGCCGTTCCACATCGCGGGCGATCCGCCGACAAAGCCGACAACCTTAAACGCGATTACGCCTTCCTTAAACTTGTAGTCGGTGGACTTTTCGACATCAAGCGCGGTGAAGTATGCGAGTTCATAGCCCTTCAGTTTGCCGTAAAGCATATAGGGCTTGCCCGCCTCCACGTTACCGAACGCCGCAAGACGGCTCGTGCAAACGAACGGAATACCGTTGATAGTACCCGAATTGCCGTGTACAACGATTTCGTATGCGCGCTTTTTGTCTGTACCCTTGACCTTTGCAAACTCTTTGAGGGTGAGTTTGTTGAGGATAAGGGTTGCGTCGCCCTCGACCTCTTCGTCGCCGCCGTAATCGAAAACGATGTTGTCGAGCGTGTTTTCGTCGATCGTGGCGATCGTCTTGCGCTGTGTCGCCTCGATCACCTTTGCGGGCGCGTTCGTAATGCCGACAAGTTCGCCCGTTCCCGTGCCGTTGACGATCTGCGAAATGAGTTTCTTGCGCCACGCGCCGACGACTGCCGCGTCCACCTCTGCCATATAGTTGGCGGAAGGGAGTTTTTCGACCTCTTCGTTGACCTCGGCATACGCAACGATTTTTACTTTGTTGATGTCGGCGTAATCGAAGGTAGGCTCGGCGGACGTCGCGGGGGCTTTCCCCTCTTCGGTGATTACGCCCTCGCCGTAAGCCTTGACGAACGGCTTTTTGTAACTTTCCGCACCCGCGCCTTCAAGGTGTACGACGTTGACAAGCGTGTCAAGCGTTCCGACCTGTTCAAACGCGGGGTTGAGCGTTCCGCTCGTAGCCGTGCCGAGGGCGGTACTGCCCGACGCAACGGCGGCGCGCATTTCGATAGCGACCTTTTCACCGTTTTTGAGTGCCTTCGCGCGCTTTTCGATTTCTTCCTTTTCCGCGGCGCGCTTTTCGTCGGTCTGCGCCTTGCCCTGATCGTAAATCACGCCGCCCTTGTTGGGAAGTCTTGCGGCACGTTCGTCCGCCTCTTCCGCCGCCTTTCTTGCCTCTTCGGCGCGCTTGTCGCTGTCGTCCTTTTTGAGTTGTTCGATCGTGAAATTGATCTTGTCAACCTCGGAGCGGATTTCCGCAAATCGTTCCGCCGTGGTTTCGGGTTTCTGCAACTCCGCCAAGAGGGCGGCACGCTTTTCCAAAAGTTCTTTGATGTTCATAACTGCTTTTGCTCCTCCAAAAATAAAAATTTTTCGATTTCAAGCCGTAAAGCCGCTTGCGCTTTTTGCCGCTCCTCTTTTTCGTTATCCAACGCGGCGGCGCGGGCGTTATCCAACGCCCTTTTTTCGTTATCCAACGCGCTCGCCGAGCGGGCATATATCGAGGTTTGCGGGTATGCGCCGTCATTAACCGCGGATACCTCGAAAACCCTTGATATTTTTGTAATGCGCCTTGTCGGCATTTCGCTTTCAAGGTCGCTCCACTCTGCGCCCGATACAACGATACCGAACGCAAAAGACATATCCTCGATGTCGCCGCGCGTAACCGCCGAGCATAGTTCGCGGGCAGTCGCATTGTTTTCGATGTCGAGGGTTGTTTTGATGTGCATACCGACGTTATCGACGGAAATATCCATTGTCGAACGCTTGCCGCGTCTGTGGCGCGCAAGCGGTATCATTCCGTCGTCGTGGTTTACCATAAATTTGATGTCGGACAAGTCCGCGCCGTCGAGCGCGTGCGCGTCGATTACCTCGTAAAAGTAATCGCCGATCGCGGTGCGCTGTTCAAAGACAATCGGGCAACCTTCGATTATGCCTTTGAGCGGGTCAACCGTCGCACCCTGCCCTTCCCCCGCGCGCCGAAAGATTGTTGCGGGCGCGGTGATTTGTTCGATATACTTTTCGAGCATTATTCCTCCTCCTTCTTTGCCGCGGCGGGTTTTTTACCCTGTGCAAGCGACGATATTTGATATTGATTTGCAATCGACACGTCAATATAGTTGAGGGATACGCGCGTCGGCTGTCCGTCGGGTTCATATCCGAGCAATTCGCGCCGTTCGTCGCGGGACAAAAGCGCGTCGTCTTTTGTCATTTCCGCGATTTCCTGCCGCCTGCTGAAGGAAAGCGATTGCACCAATTTGTCGTAATACTTGATCGTGTTCCCGTATGCGAGTTGTCGCGGCGTAAAAAGTACGATTTTCATTGCCTCGGCAATTTCGATAAGCAATCCCTCCACCGCCGTTTGATAAAACGCCGTATACTCGTCGTCCGTGTATTTTCCGAGGTAGATCGGCAAGGATACGCCGAACGGCGACAATATCTCGTCGCGCAAATACGTCAAAATGTTTTGCGGTATGTCCGTTGCGCTGATGTTGAGCGGGGTAAAATCGCTTTCGTAGTCCGTTGCAACAATACCGTACTTTGAGTTGAAAAGGTGATTTTCAAACTCCTCGCGGGTCAATTCCTTTTTGTCCGCGTCCGCAACGGTTTTCATTGTCAAAATGCCTTTAAGCGATAGCGACGCTTGCAACGTTTTCGGGATTGCCTCTTTGATAACGTGCATTGTCTGTAAGTTGCCGAGGAGTTCCTTGTATTCCCCGCCACCGCTTACACCGCCGCCCAAGTATGCGTTTTGACCGTAGCCGAGGCGGATATGGATTACATCTCCGTAAGGCAAATCGAACGTAACGCCGTTGTTTGACAATTCAATGCGCATTTCGCCCGCGTCCGAGTAGTACAACTTGACGTTGGCGGTTTCGATCGGGTAAAACCCGCGCGTTACGCGCTTGACGTACTGCGCTCCGTTTACCGTAATCGGCACCTCGTCATACTGCCAATAAATAAAGCAATTTCGGTTTACGAGCGTAAGCCACGCAACCTTGTACAAAAAGTCTTTTATGCCGCAAAGCGGGTTTACACGCGCCGATAATACCGTGTTAATGCTATCGTCCTGCACCTCGATACGGTGCGGGTTTTGCCGTTCGATTACGGACTTTAAGTTGCACTTCGACACCTCCTCCGCGACGCGGTGTATCGCCGTTTTTACGATGTCACTAACGTGTATGTTATTGCCGAACGAGGTAAACACGACATTGTTTGCATTGAAAAGCCGACGGCTATATGCGCTCGCCTTGTCCCAACCGAGCAAACCTTGTATCGCGTTTTTAAGTGTTGACAAGTCCTTTACCTCCTTTTGGCAAAATAAAAAGTGAGCCGATATTTCCGACAAGGCGCAATGCCTCTCGGTAGAATATCGACCCACTTGTTTTTGACCTTAAATCAAAAATGGGGTACTCGCCGCAATGCGGCGGATAGTACACACATATTCAATTTTACCTTTATTATACCCGTTTCGTAATACGAAGTCAATACCTTATGACGATAAATCGAAAAATTTTTACTTTTCGTCCGCCTTTTGGTCGCGTTTAATGGTAAATGTGTATTCGCGGCGGCATATCGGGCAAAAGTATGTAACGTTTATCACCCCGACGCGCGCGTCATACTTTCCGAGCAATTTGTTGTGTATCGGGCAACGCACCTCACGTTGATATTGATTGTTGGTTTGTTTTTTATCGTCCATATTTACGCTCCGATCTTTGAAAGAAATGCGCTTTTACATTCGCGCAATGCCGCGTATGCAATTACTTTCGACATCGTGCCGTCGATTTTGTTGCCGATGTACCCGCTTATTTTTTCGGGCATTACAAAGCCTTTGTTGTCGTGTTTGACTGCCGTATTGCGGAAGTTCCAAGCGCATATTTCGTTGCGGTTGTAGTTGATATGACGCGCTCGCAAATCCTCCTCCACCGTTCGCGTCGGCGTGTTTAACCCCTCGTATGTCATTTTGATTTTTGTTAAAACATTTTCGCCAAAGCGTTGTTTTACGATCTTTGCAAACTCTTTTGCGTGCCACTCGTCATAACCCACACGGTACGGGCGGATTTTGTACGTTTGATACATTTCCCAAATATACTCGGCAACAACGTTGTCGTCGATTACGTTGCCTTTGACGATACGGCAAAGCCCTTCCGCCGCCCATTGTTTGTAGTCTTTCTTCTCCGTGTTCGTCGGGCTGTCGGTCGCTTGACCGTCGCCCGCCTTGACCTCGGTTACAAAGTACATCGTGTAAAGATATTTCACGGGGTCGGCGGGACGCATAAACAAAAACGTGCAAGCGCAAAGATCGTTTGTTTCCGCAAGGTCAACCCCCACAATACACCAACACCCCGCAAAATCGGCAATATCAAACGTGCCGTCGCACTCGATAATGTCCGCCTCGCGTAGCCACGCCCGCGAGGAAAGTTGTTTGATGTTAAATTCTTTCGCAAGCGTAAAGGCGCGTTGCGCGCCGTTGTTGCGCGCCTCTTCGACAAGATCGCGCAACTCGGATATTTTCTTGACAACGCCCAACATCGGGTTTGACTTCGCCCAACTGCGCTCGTCATTCCACACCTCCGCCTCGCTGTCCTGCGTATAAAGCCACACAAGCCAACGGGGGCGGTCGAGTTCCCCTTTTAAGACACGGCGCGCGTCGTGTAATCGTTCGTCAAGGTAGCCGTCCCGAACGATACCCTCCGTCGTGATTTCAAAATAAAGCGGCTCGTCCTGCGTCGTCAATGACGAACGGAGCGGCATTACCGTTGAGCGGTCTTTCATTTCGTGTACTTCGTCCACGATTACGATTTTTAAGTTGCGCCCCTCTTTTGCCCCCGACTTTGCGGACATCTTTTTAATCGCGCCCTTGTTCTGCGAGGAAAATTTGCCCGTCTTTTTTCGCTGTTTCGGGTTTCCGAAAAATATGCCCTTGATATTCTTGCGCGTAACGCGCGACATCGCCCGCGACTCTTCGCGGAAGTTATTTATGCAATCAAATATCAAACCCGCTTGCTCGTAGTCGTTGGAGGCGCACATTACCTTTTGCCCCGCCTCGCCGCAAAACCACTCGGCAAGCGTCAACGCCGCCGTGAAAGGCGTTTTGCCGTTCTTTCGGGCGATAAGGAGCAACACCTCCTTAAACCGACGCACCCAACGCCCGCCGCCGAGCAATTCGTCGTCAAAGACGTAAAACCCGAACACCGCCTCCGCAACGGCTTTTTGGTTGAGCGTCAAAATAAACGGCTTGCCCGCAAACGGGCTTTCAAAGTGCTTGATCTCCCGTTCGATAAAGTCAATCCGTTTGTGCGCGCCTTCGAGTTCAAAGTGGTACACGTCGCCGTGATACACGATGTCTTGCACGAGGCTTTCAAGTTCGGTTTTTAACTCCCGCCCGATCACGATGTCGCCCGCGCGGCAAGCCTTGTAATACTCGATCAAGTAACTATGCCGTCCGCCGACGGTATCGTTTAACACCTGCCACCCCGAAAGAGGCACAATATCGGGGTTTACCAAAAGCCACTCGGCGGCGTTATTCGTAGTCGTCAAGCCCGCCCTCGTCGTCGGGGGCAAGCGTCCCCAACATCTCTTTGTTTAACTTTTGCATTGACGAAGTATATTGTGCCATATACTTTACGCGCGTTTTTCCCGCCGCCGTTTCGCGTTGTACATACGGGTTTTGCGGGTTGTAAATGATCGTCGGCAAGTCCTTTATTGACTCCAACACCGCAAACGTTTCCGCGACCTTGCGTATAAGCGAGTCGTTGATTTTCAACTTGATGTCGTCAACGCCCGCCGCCCGATAAAGCCCGACGAGGCGCGCGTATTCCGCGTCTGCTATATCTTGCCGTTTCTTTTTTGTTTTTCCTGCCATTTCGCGCCTCCTATTTTGTTTTGCAAACTTTTTGAGAAAAAAGTCAAAACTTCGGTGTGTATGTAAACGACTTGCGCCATGGAGTCTTTTTGCATTTTCAAAAATTTTTTCTCGGTGGGGGGAGTAAAATTATTCTCGGTATCGTTCCCAATACGCATTTATCCACCCGATCACCGCGTCGCGGACACTCGACCGCTCGATGTCTTGATACGCACGCTTGACGCACTCCTCCTTCGACGTGTCGATGTGTACAAGTTCCGCGCCGTAGTCCTGCACAAACACATCGCGGTCGATCCTATCGGGATATGTGCCGATAATGTACGCGTCTTGCCACTTGCGGCGAGGTGTCGCCGTCCGTACCTCGTCGAGCAAATAATCGCGCACATTGAAAGCGACGCGCTTTGTTGCGTCGGGCTTATCGTATAGCCCGCAAATACATATCGCCCGATGTATCTTGTCGAGGTCAACAATCAAGTCGTTGCGAGTTGCAACGCTGTTTACATACGTCGTTTTACCCGCGCACGGCGAGCCATAGACAAGGTAAACGTGCTTTGCACCGACCGCATAACCAAAGCGTTTATGTACGGCGTTGTGACAATCGTGGCATAGCACCTCGATATTGTCGGGATTGAGCGTAACATTTACGTCGTCGATATTGTCGAGCGTTAATTCCACTTTATGGTGCGGGCGCAATTCGGATATATCGAACACGCCGCCGCATTTGGCACATACGCCGCCGCTCTTTATCTTGCAAGCCTGCGCCAAGTCCAAGTAGTCTTTGCGGCAATAAAACGCGTGTATCGGGTCGAGCGGCATTATATTCCCTCCGTGCTGTCGGGCGGCAACTTGCCTTGTTCTGCAAGTTCCAACGCCTTTTTACGCAACGCCACGATCTGCGGGTCGCGTGCAAAATCGTCCGTAAAACGGTTGATAAGCAAAAATTGTATCATTCCCGCGTCGGGCTTTGCATAGCGTGTATATCGCTTTGTTTTTGTACCAATAACAACGCCGCTTTTCGACACGATCTCCTCCGTGGTTTCTTCGGTGTATTCGTAGCCCATTGCCACTTTGTAGGCGTTGTTTATGAGTTCCGTCTTAAATTCTTGCTTTGCTTTATAAAGTGTTTCGGCGAGTTCGGGGTTTTCCTTTTTGTATTTCGCCCACGACGTTTTACCCACGCCGTAATATTCGCAAAGTTGTCCTTCGGTTACACCGCAACGAGCGTACCGCGCAATATCCGCCAAATAAGGTTTTACCTTATTTGCGTACTCGGACGGGCACCCCCGCTTTTTTTCTCCACCTTCAGAAGTGCCGCCGCCCGCGTTGGTTTTACGCGGGTTTTTCGGCTTTTTATTTTCTGCGTCCTTTGACGCGCCGTTTTTTGACTGTTTCGGCATTATTTTCCCTCCCCTATGTCGAGCAATAATTTCGTGATAATCAATATCGGCGTGAAAGCGAGCGCGACAATAAGCGGCACGCAACAACCTATCCACGAAAGGGCGGTCGCGGCGCACAATTTGCAAATAATCAAGATCGCCGAAAGCGGCACGCACACGACGCATACCACGAGCGCGATAATGTACAAAAGCCCGATAATTCTTGTCATTTTCGTTTACCTCCCGTAAATCGCTTGATACTCAATACAACCCACCCGTCGGCAAGCCCCGCGAAGTTGCGCAAAATGTACGTTATTTTGCCCGTGAGCCGCCGCCCCGTGTATTTCCCGTCTTTCCATTCACGCATAATCAACAAATCGCCCACGGCGTAATTTCGGTCGTCGTAGCGCAATTCCCACGGCTTGATACCGACGCGCGCCGCCTCGAAATATTCGGGCAAGCATTTGACTTCGATTATCTTTGCCATTGCCCGCCTCCGTACACAAATAGTTTTTCGACGCGATCGCGCTTTGCGCGGTTGTTGAGGTGCGTTTTTACGCTCCGCTCCCACACGCAAGTAAAATCGGGTGGTGCGGCGTATTCGCTGATAACGACGATATGCCCTTCCGCGGTGCGCTCTCTGCACCATTGCCAAAACGCGGCGGTATCGAAATGTTTTGCGTATCCGACACCCTCCGCATAAGGCGGGTCGCAATAAATAAGCACCTTTTCGCGCGTCGGAAAGCGCATTTGCCGATAGTCGCAACACCCGACCAAAATGCCGTGCAAGTTCGGCAACTGCTTTTTGAAATTCGCCTTGCTTTCCTCGAAATAGTTGCGCGTCGTACCGTCCTTTGTTGTTGCAATCGCTCCGTAGCACCCGCCATACACGCGCGCGTTGTACGACGCAAACAAAAGCACCGCCGCCCGATACCAACCCGCATATTTTTCGGGCTTGTCCCGCACGTCGTAATATTCCTCGCGTGTCGGTGTCGTCAAGCCGTCCAAAAGTGCGGGATTTTCGCGGCAAGTTTCGACGAGTTCGCAAACAAGCGGGTCAATATCGTTTCCGAGGCGGTTTTCGCACTCGATCTTGTCGATTATGTTAAACCCGCCCACGAACGGCTCGACGTACTGCTTTATGCCGTACTCGTTTATGTATCCTTGCAAGATCGGCACGATGTCCGCCGCAATTTTCGCTTTACTCCCGATGTATTTCACGCTTTGCTTTGCCTCCCGTTTCTTTCTGTTTTGCCATTTTGGCGTATATGTACGCTCCCGTAACATACTCGCTTGTTTTGTGGGTAAATGCCGTAAGGCGATACCCTTTGTACATCTGCTCAAACACCCCGTGCGGGTCGCTGTCGCCTCGCACAAGCCGATTTACCCGCCGCCTCGTAAACTTGTAGTCGGCAATCGTGATTTGCGGCTTTTGCAAGTTTTTCGATGTTTTATACCGCTTTGTGCCGCGCGGGTCTTTCATACAATACCGCACCATACCCTCGTAACCGTTTTCGTCTGCCTGCAAGCGGCGCGTCTGTTTGCGCGCTCCCCCTTTCCATAACCGCTCGGCGAGGTCGCGGTCGGGGAAGTTTGTTACGATGTGGTGAT